CTTATCTTTAATCCATATAGGTTTACTTGGGTCTTGCATTAATAGCTCCTTTCAAAAAATTATCCCATAAAGAACCAATACGAGTCCAGCTATAGAATTTATTAGTATAGTTAATTTGATCCTGTAAATGTGATTGTACTACTTCATTATCCAAGTTCCCCGCTGCTCGCTCAATAGCATAAGCAAAATTCTTGGCTAGATTATCGTACGACTTTTGATAAGGAATATACGCTGCATATTCGGCACAAGTTTCATACAAAGCTCCATAATTGGTAGTAATACAATAGAGTCCTGCCGACATCGCTTCGAGCGCCGAGACGCAAGAGGTTTCTTCAAAGATACTAGGATAAGCAAAGATGTGATAGTTTTGTAATTGATCTACTATATATGCATTAGGTTTATAACCAATGTAATTAACATTAGGTAATTGTTTTGCTTGTTCAAACAAAGCTTCAAAGTTTTTATTATTAGCTTGTTTAAATTGATCTCCATAAATTTCAGTAGAGGAATATACGTCTAAAGTGATGAGGGGATTTTGAATCATTTGCATTGCTGCTAATATTACGTTTAAACCTCTCCAAGGAGTTGGTTGAAAGATAAGCTTGATTGGATCCCCCTTTTGGTAAACTAAATTTCTAGGGGTAATAGTAGGAATTCCATTTTTTATTACTAAACATTTTTCGGTAGGAAGATTAAAAAACATTCTATATTTTTCATAGTTCCAATGAGAATTAAATACATACCAATCGTATTTAGAATGATTAGAGGTATCTTTAAACCAAGGTGCAATATTAGCTTGATCATAGGAATTGTGTTGCCATAAGATATTTACTTTATCTTTAGACAAAGGAATTTTTTCAGGAACGGAGGTAGTAATTTGAACTTGATTTAATAGTTCTTTATCTACATGTCTTTCTAAAAACTGCATTTGCAGTTCGGTTCCACCAAGTGGTTGCATTATTTTTGTCCCATTATTTTCTGTAAAAGATTTAATCCTTCATTGGTAACGGTCACTGCGGTATCCACTGCTAAATCGTCTTCCGCATGATGTTGTAAAAATTCTTCCTTAGTTTCATAAGTCTTATTAGTAGACTTACTTCTAAAGGTGTGTTTGGTTGTAGTTTCTATTTTATCCATTCTCTTGTGATCTATCTATCAAAAGATAAGTCACTTGTCCAGTAATCTCATTTGCAGAACCCGCCTGCATTTTTAATACATCTCCCGCTTCCATATTCAAAGGTCCTTTTAACATATTTTCTGTAGATTTATTTAATTCTTGATAACTCACTTTTACATCAGAACCACCTGATTTGGTTAAAACTAAATGAGTATCTACATTACTAGCTGTGTCATGAACTGCTTGCACCGTTTTTACAATAGCAATAGAGGAAGCATTAATACTTAACACGGTAGTTAAATTAGTTGTGGTTAAATCAAATGTTTCGCTTTTATAAAAATTTGCCATTAGCTAAGAAACCATTCAAATTGTGTTTGTTCATTTTTTAAATCCTTTTGATAACCAAAATTTAACTCATTCTTTAATGTATCTAAACCTTCTCGTAATTGTCGTTGATTAGACACATCATACTCTTCTCTTGGTTCTGGAATCACTGCAGTAATTTTTGCCATTATCTTCTTCCTCCTGCATGAATATCTAATCTCAAGGTTCCATATCTCCAGGTTTCATTTAAATTTTCATTTTCAATTTTTAAACTAACCTGTCTTCCTCGAACTCTAGTACTTACAAAATTAGTAGTAGTGCTCACCGTAAACGGCCCTGTAATTAAAGAACCAGAAGAAGATGATTGTGAATCCGTGGCTGGATAGTTAGTAAAGAACATAGTGACTTTTGCATTGCCAGATAAGTTTTTAAAGTCAGGTATAAATCTAGATACTCTCATAATATTTTCTCCATCTCCTGCAATCCCTTGTTCAGAAATATCGTAATCCCCTGATAAAATATAAGAAGGAATAGCCGTAGTTGCACCGGCAGCGTTTACTTCATTAGTTCCTATTTCATGCGCCCAGTATTGAGAAGAACCATATATATTGGTTACTCCTTGAATAGCTGGGAAGCTTGGAGTTCCATTTGTGGTAAATTCAGTAGCGTAGGGTAAATTATAGGTGTGTGCATCTGCATACGTCGTTCTGGATAAAGAACCAGTCGTCCAACTTTCTTCCATAAAATTATATACTACATTCCTATTAATCTGTTGCGAGCCGCTTGATGCATAAAACCAACCCACTTCATTATATAAAGAATTGTGATAAGCATAAGAAATCTGGTTTGCATCATAATTAATTCCTAATCCATCTCCTTGAGTAGTAAACACAAAATCTTCTACTAAAGATGGAAGTTGTTTTACCGTTCCATCATACATAAAAAACCCACCACCAAATCCCATCCAATAGACAGCACCTTGTGCATACACAGCTGCATGTTGTCCTAAACATCCACAGTTAGAACCTACTTGTCTAAGTGAAAACGTAAAAGGAGGTCCTACAAATTGTATCACATACGCTGCTTGATCGGTTAACACTAATACATAATCTTTTCCTTGTACGGCTGTTACAATTTCATTTCCTTGGTCAAGCAAAAAAGTACCAGCGGTATTAGTTGCGGTAGGAGCCCAAGTATTAATATCTTCTTGATTAGAGAAACGTACAAACATTCTATTTTGTGTACCCGTATCTCCAATAATTGTTTCGGTTCCCATTAAAAATAAATGTCTATCTCTATCTGACACCAGACTCATTAAAGATCTAGTAGGGGCATCTGTTACAACGCTTGCTCTGGTTTCTAATGCTGCAGGCTCTCCTGCTAAAGGCGTCCAAGTAAACGTTTGTCCATTTCTAATGGTGGCAACTAGTAGCTGTCCATAGTTATCGAGCGACCAGGAGCCAGGATCTAAGACCACGGTAGAAGCAGATCGTGCCGTTCCCCATGCTTCTCTTCCATAAGGACCCGTTCCAAATCCATAAGCGGGAGTTTCAAATACAGGACCAATCGTTACATAAGGAGTAACCGTTGCAGAACCTTGAGCAGTCATTCCTGTTCCTGATTCGGTAGTAGACATGGTAACCGTAAAAGTGTCATCGTCCGCGGAAATAACTTCATAGGTATTATTAGTAAATTGACCAGCAGAAAAACCAGTCTCTCCACCGGTAGGTAAAGTGACAGATGAAAATAAAATGTAAGAACCCACTGCAACTCCATGAGCTACTTTATTAAAAGTAACGGTTGCGGATCCCGTTGTAGAAGTAAGAGTAAATCCTGTAATAGGAGTTTCTAAAGGAGTAATATCATAAAAAGCTCCTTCGTAATAAATAACTAATACTTTAGAGGTTCCTAATGCTGCGTATCGTACACCATTTAAATCCGTCCAAGTGTGTTGAGCTCTGACGGGTCCTGCTATGGTAGAAGCTACTAATTCTTCCCAACCACCTATTTTTTCAGGTTGACCATATCTAAAACGAACATTATCCCCATCTACCCATTGCCCTTCGGCACCGGTTTCTGTCTGTTGTTTATTAAATCCAGGTTTAAATTGTATCTTCTGTAATGGCATAATCGCCATACTATATTACATATTTATGCCAGATGGAAGTCCTAACATAGCTCGTTTGTCAAACTTATTCTGTTCTGCAAACTGTCCATTTCTATGGTTATAATGCAAAAATACTTGACCACAGATGTTCCCTTGAAACTCGTCTCTCCAATGTTCTAAATCACATCCAGAATAAACTAACATATCACCTGGTGCTAAATCTACTTGTACTCCTTCTAAATATATTGCCCAAGGATCTCCCCCTAAATTAAGAGTAGTGGATATCTCACAGGAAGGTCTATCTTTGTGTTTTTTTAAAATAGAACCTTGTTCATAAATTCTAGCATACGAATAAGTAGGAACTAAATCTAGTTTTGTTTGTTCCATCATAATAGGTAGTACTTTAACTAATAATGTTTCCATAACAAAATCACCGTAATGAGAATAGACACCAGGAACTTGTGGATCTTTTCTTGTCCCTAATAAAGGAGACTCTGCTACAATGTTTCTATTATACATAAAATCAACTGCATCTCTTTTTAATAAAAAATAGTTAAAACAAAAATTAGCTAGTTCATAAGGAATCGCATTTTTAATTACTTGATATTTTGATTGTTGGAAACTCATGGGTTCATACCTGCCTGTAAAAAATTAAACGACACAGAAATTCTAGTGTCATTAGAGTTATTAGGATCTACACAATGATTAAGCCAAGAAGGAAACATAATCAATCTTCCTGCCTTTGGTTCAAAATGCACTTCTCTCCATAAATACGAAGGAAGCTCTCCTGGTTTTCTTCTAGGATGGGTCATCGCTGCTACTGATTTAGGATCTTCACATTTAAGATGACCACAGTCTTTAGGGGTTTTAACATAATATACACCTGACCACAAAGAATTAGGATGCATGTGAGGTCTATTAGATCCTCCTGGTGGATTAATGTTAGCCCACATATTACCTAAAAAAGGTTCGTTATCTAATAACTCTTCTTTATAAATATGAAATTGTGCTTGAAATAATAGATCTACTAATTTAATATATTCAGGTTTTTTGTGCATATCTGTAGTAGAATGCCATCCCTTCATATTCGTCTTAGCTAATCCTTTATCTTGTTTAGACCAAGCAATAATATTTTGTTCTAACTGTTGATTTAATTCTGGGGTTCCTACATCGGATACGTAAATAGGTGTAGCAAAAAATAATTCTCTATTCATTATTTAAAAGGGGTTCCTCCAAACCACATCACTAAAGAGTTTCTAACGCCTTTAGTCACAGGCACTACTCTATGTCGTATATAAGAAGCAAAGAAAATGGCATGTCCTTGTTTAATTTTGGCAAACTTACCTTCTGACATTAATTCAAGTCCACCTCCTTCAAATTCATCTTCCTTAGATAATAAACAAGTCATAGATATTTTTCTCACAGGGGGTTCATTTGCACAATTCACATCCGAATCTATATGCCAATCATAGAACCCTCCTCCTGAGTATTCGGTAAATTGTGCTAATTCGGTAATTTTCATTCCTTCAAAACCAAAATGATTTCCATTGGTTTGATTCATAACCTGTTCTAGTTTTTTATACATTTCAGGTAATACATCAAAAGGAATCCAAGAAATGTGAGATAGTCTCGTTTGAGTATCTACCGTTCCTCCTTTTCCTCCTCCTACCTGACCATCTTGTCTAGGTTGTTTTTTACCGGCTTCAATAATTAATTTACATTGTTCGGGTGTAAAGATAGGGGTAGTTGTTTCTACAATTAAAGATTTCCAACGTGGTTCTGTTATAATCATTCTGCTCCTCGATTCTCTATAGGGTTATATAATACATCGCAATTAGCTGCAAGGGTTCTACGTGTCTCCTTAGTCCCATTAAAAGGATACACACAATGCCTCATATCATAAGGAAAGATATAAAAATCTCTCAAAGCCATAGGAGGTTGGTAATCTACTTTTGCAAATTGACCTGATGCAGATCCTAATATCTGAAGTTTTCCGTTTTGAGGTGCTTGTTCAGCGGAGTACTCGACTCCATAGGTATTAGGAACTTTTAATATCATTACCGAAGATAACCCTGTATGTAAATTTCCTTGGTGTACATGCACTGGATTATATTCACCTGCTTTCATTTCATTCACCCAGATACTATTTAAATGAGTTTTGTAATTTCTAATATGATTCCATTCTAAGTAATGATGATAGGCAGACATAAACCAGTCTAATACATTATTAGGTAAATGATTATGGGAAGTCATTTTAGTTTGATCTTCTCCATCATAAAACAAAGAGTGCTCGTTCATTATCTTACCTACTAATTGTTTATTAGCAGGATAAAGTTCATTAAATCTTTGTTCGTACACTTGATTGATAGCAGAAAAAATATCTAACGGTACTTCATATCGTAATACCGATTGACCTAAAAAAATAAATTTAAATTTCATCTTTCATCTCTTGTCTTATTTTTGTTGCAGATATATCTTGTATCTCTTTAGGAAGCACAATCTCTTCAATCTTATAACCTACTCCTCTTCCATAACAAATATTGGTAATATTAGGAACTTTGATTATTTCAAATGCTCCTTGATAGTTAGATAAAGCTTCTTCAATTTTATCTTTGACTTGTAGAAAAGTAAAAGGATTACTATCATCTCTGGGTGTATCTCTAACCATAATAATGACTTGTCCTGTTTTTTCTAATGTTTTCTCAAATAACATTTGATGTCCTGAATGCCAAGGTTGCCATCTCCCTAACATCATTGCAGTGGGTTTATTGTAGTCCATCACGAATCTCCTTTATAATATGATCATAATTAAAGTTGGTTATTTCGTAGTCTAAAATAAATCCTTCAGGGGTTTCAAAAATCTTGTTGGTGTCTTCAAATCTTCCAGACTCAATCGTATTCATCCAAACCGTAATATCATAATCTTTTCTATACAAATTATAAGGACAAACAAAATCTACTACACAAGGTTTATTTGCAATGGTACATAAATCTATCATTCTAGTAACTTGTCTTAATCTTCCTGCTTGAGAAAAATCCCAATCTTTAAACATGCCTCTTATTTCATCTGCATTAAAATGTGGCATCTCGGTTTCGGCGGTAAGTTGTTTGGCAAAAGTAGATTTACCAGATCCAGGTAATCCAAATATTAAAATTTTCATAATACAATGTGGCCATATTCTTTTACAATACTTTTTGGTATCATAGACTTATATGGATTTTCTTCCTTTCTTATTTTTGTTTTAATAGTATGCATCTTGTTTCCAACGATGGTGTCGTCATAACCCATACCATTTACTTGAAATTGAGTCAAGGTTTGGAAGTTGTGTGTAAACTTAGGTATCTCTAAAAAATCATATATTTTATTAATTTGATTTTCTGTATCTCCTACTAATTGATCATAGGTTAAAAAATGACACATATGTTTATGTTCAGGTCGTAAAGCATTTTGAACCGCTGTTAAATCTTTTGCAATAGCTCCTTCTTTATTCATTAACATTCTTAATTTTTGTTCAATGGTGGTATGTCCGTATTTATTAGGAAAAGCACTTGGTTCATTTTCAAACCATTTAATGTAAGATGCTAATACGTCCATTAAATCTCTCCAAATAATAATACATTTAATAGGTTGGTTTAAATGTTTTTGCATTAACATTAGATTGCCTGGTGTCATCACAGGTCCTCGGTCTATAATATATTTATGATTCCAGTCTTTATAATAAGAAGCATACACCGTATCCATTACATTATCTAAGGAGTTATGATCTGGATAATTTTGAAATACATCGGTTTGTTTTAATAGAAATAAATCTTTCATTATTTCTAAAGTAATAGAATTAGCGGTAACTCCTATGTCAGGGTTTTGATTCATTATAGAACCAAATAATGTATTACCTGATCTGGGTAACGCTAATAAAAAGAATATCTTTTTAGAATTCAACATCTGTGTATTTTTTAATTTCTTCTTTTAAGGTTATAACATTATCATTATCTAATACAAGAATAGGAAACTCTTGATACCCTAATTCTAACCCTGCAAGATAACGATTATTACCTACACAAATTTTATATTTATCTCCTTCCTGTACGCACAGGAGAGGATTAATAATTTTTCCTTCTTTGATAATTGCTTGTTTTACTCTTTTGTAAAATTCACTATTTCGCTGGTTCTTTGGATTCTTTTCCAAAGATCGGTTTCTCAAGAACAGCTTCTTTCTTGTCACTACCATTTAATAACCCTTGTTCTTTTTTAGTTCGTTCAATAGTTTGGAGTTGTCCTAACACATTAAACACTTCAGGTTGAGAAGAACCAGAGGTCAGAGTATGAGCTTTGTTTTTCATGATCTGATGATACGATTCTAATTGATGGGTATTTACATTTTTGGTATCAAAACTTCCATCATCAAATTCTTTTTTTAACATAGACCACATTTTGATTTCTCTCATTCTATCTCTAGCTACTAATTCCATATTTGCTTTAGAGTAAATCTTTTCATCTAAATCAATTTGAAGAATTTCTTTTTTATATTCATCTGTTTCTGTCTCTAGTTTCTTTTTAATCCATTTGATTTTGGCATCATTTCTTCTAGCATCAAAAGATAAAGACATTAAATTTTCTAAGAATACATTTTGTTCTCTAACACATTGCCAGTACTTAGAAGCTTTGTTAGGGTATTTTGCATCTTGAAGCACGGATATTCTAGCTTCGGTCTCGGTTCTAAATACTTGTTTCTTAGTCCAAGTATCTCTTAATTCGTCAATGATAACGTTAAATGATTTAACGTCTTCTACGTCTAAAATGTTATTTAAATTAGGCGATTCTTTTTCTATTAGACTTTTTATATTTCTTTTTTCTGTCATAAGTTCCTTTAATTATAAAGGTATATATAATCTTTATTAAGAAGTAGTCAAGGTTGAAGCAGCAGCTCCTGTTGGTGATGCTGGAGATCCAGTGTTATATTCTTCGGTAGCAGAAGTGAGTGGAGATCCTGCGGCGAACCAAGCAGCAGATGTAGCTCCAGATCTATTATAACCCGCACTATTTCTTCCAGCACTAACTGATGCATCAGCTGTCCAAGCTGTACCGTTATATCTATTACTTCTTGTAAAGTTTCCTTCTGGAATATTGTATCCACTATAATATAAAACATCTGAAGTAGAATTACCTGCATTACCACCAACCCCAACTCCTGAAGGATAACTTCCTCCTGTTGTCCAAGCTGTTCCATTATATTCTTCTACTTCTGCAACGTAAGGTCCTGGAACTTGTTCTCCGCCTACAAACAAAGCAGATGTTTGAATTCCTGCATTATTTCCTGATCTAATGGTTCCGCTTATCGTGGTTGCTGTTGCCCAAGATGTTCCATCATATTCTTCATTTGCAGTTCCTATAGGAGCTGTTCTACCTCTTGTTGCTAAAGCAGCAGTTTGAGTACCACATCCAGAAGTACCACTTTGAGCTTGATTTAAATTTCCTGGAACCGTTGTCCAGTTTGTTCCATTATATTCTTCTGTTGCTGTTAAAGGAGATACCCCAGGATAGTTTCTAGCTGTCATTAAACCTGATGTTTGAGTTCCTGCAGCTACAATAGATTGACCTGATATATTACAGTTGTTGGCTGTAGTCCACGTTGAACCATCGTATTCTTCTGTTTCCAATCTATATTGAGGTCCAGGACCACCATAGCCAGAAGATATCCAAGCTGCCGTACTTGGCCCTCCAGAACCTAATCCATATCGTGTTGGTCCATTAATGTTTCCACCAGACGACCAAGCAGCTGTTGAAGATGGATCATAATTATCTATGCTTGAAAAATATTCTTCGGTTGCTGCGCTAAGAGCGGGACCTGTATCTCCACCAAAAGCTGAAGTACTTGAAGAAGCACCTTTATTAGAAGATGCTAAAGCAGATCTTGCTGTTGCCATGGATGCAGTGGGCGACCAAGATGTTCCATCATATTCTTCAGCTGTATTTGTAATAGAAGGATTAGCTCCACCAAAAGTTATAGCTGCTGTTTGTAAACCAGATGCAGCGTGGTATTGTCTACTTATATTAGAAGCATTTACTGCTGTCCAAGTAGAACCATTATATTCTTCAGTATTTGTTAAACCAGAAGCAGGAGGTCTTCCTCCTGTTACAAGACCTGCGGTTTGTGTACCTGCACCTGCTAATCCAAATCTTGCTGTATTTAAATTACCACCTGCTGTCCAACTTGTTCCATCATATGCTTCTGTAGCAGTAGAAGGATTAGTAGGAGGAGCATATCCTCCTGCTCCTAATGCTGCAGTCTGAATTCCAAACCCAGCAAGAATTTGTCTTCCTGTAGTTAAAGTAGCTGCAGGAGTAGACCAAGTTGATCCATCATAGCTTTGAGTAACATTTGAAAAAATTGTTGGATCAGTACTTCCACCAAAAACTAAACTAGCTGTTTGTGTTCCTGCTGCACCTGCACCATAGACGGCTGTTCCCATTGTCCCCCCTGATGTCCAAGTGTTTCCGTTATATTCTTCAGAGGTATTTCTTTTATCACTATTAGCGGGACTTCCAGCTCCTCCAGCAGATAAAGCTGCTGTTTGAACACCTGTTCCCATAAGAAATCTTTTTGTAGTAGGTAAATTACCGCCAGCGCTCCACGCTTTAATTTGTACTAATGATTTTAGCTTACCTTCGGTCGAGTTATACCACACCTGTCCTTCATTCGATGTACTTAACGTAGGATCGGAAGATAGGTATTGTACTCGGTAACCTCTGATATCACTATAAGTTGTCATAGATGAGACTCCTTATGGTAATGTTATATCAGTAGGTCTTGAACTTAAATTTTGTTGTTCTTCGGATAATGCATCCCAAGCGGCTTGTGCTGCGGTAACTTCTGCGTCCACTAGTGCCTGTGCTTCCGCTTTCGTTTTTTCAACACCGTTCTTCTCTGCTAACCAAAGTGCGCCTTTTTCGTTGTTACCAACGACCCATACGTCCGCTGGAAAACCACGTAGAAAGAATGCTCTTCTATCTTCTGCAGTGAAGAAACCTTTACCTGTATTGGTAGCTGTTCCATATATAAATAGTGCCATTTTTTATACTCCTTGTGTTAGTGTTATATAGCTTATCACAGGCAAATGCAATTAGCTAGTTGTTATATCTACGTAATTCTCTACGCTTGTTTCTTCGTTATATTCTTCGGTTGCTGCTGTGCTTGGATCACCTCCAAAAGCTAATGCTGATGAAACTGTTCCAGCTGCTCCTAAATGATTTCTAGCAGTCGCTAAAGAAGCAGTCGTTGCCCAGTTAGTTCCATCATATTCTTCTACATCTGCGAATACAGGAGAACTACCTCCTATAGCTAAATTAGCAGATTGTGTACCTGCTCCCCATAAAGCTGTTCTAGCTTTATTCATAGAATTAACAGTTGTCCAAGACGTTCCATCATAAGCTTCTGCACTTGCAGCAAGTCCTGGAACCCCTGGTGCAGTGCTTCCTCCTGCTGCAAAAGCAGCAGATTGTGTACCTACTCCAGTAGTGCCACTTTTTGAAATATTAGTAGGGTTTACACTTGTCCAACTTGTTCCATCATATGCTTCAGTGGCAGTAGTTCTTGAAGGACCTCCCATAAAAGCAAGTCCTGCAGTTTGAGTACCTGCTCCTCCAGCTAGAGTTCTTGATGTATTTAAACCTCCACCTGCTGTCCAAGTTGCTCCATCATATTCTTCCGTTGCAGTTAATCCAGATGGAGAAGGTGTTGCATATCCACCAAACCCTAATCCCGCTGTTTGTGTTCCTGCTCCTCCTAAATAATATCTAGCAGTTCCTAAATTTCCACCTCCAGACCAAGAAGTTCCATTATATTCTTCGGTAGAATTTCTTTTTCCTGTTCCAGGAGTATAACCACCAAAACCTAAAGCAGCGTCTTGAGTTCCAGAGGTAGCTGATGCTAATCCAAATCTAGCAGTACTTAAACTTCCACCACTTGACCAAGCTGCACCTGTGATGATACTAGATGATACATTGTATTCTTCGGTTACGGCTGTATTAACAGTTGTAAACCCTGTTGCAGCAAACGCCGCTGAAGATGTTCCACCACCAGATAGTCTTGTTCTTGCTGTTGCTAATGATGCTGGTGAAGTTGTAAAACTAGTTCCATCATATGTTTCTGTTGCAGCTGATAAAGGGGATCCTCCTCCGCCATCTCCGCCAAAAATTAATCCAGATGTTAAAATACCAGCTCCTTGTGAAGATTCTCTAGCCGTATTAACAGGATTTACTGAAGTCCAAGATGTTCCATCGTATTCTTCTGCAGATGAAACCACTCCAGTTCCAGGATTACCTGTTGCGCTAACTGCAGCTGTTTGAGTTCCAAAATCTCCAGGAGCATATCTGGCTGTATTCATATTATTTCCTGAAACCCAAGATGTTCCATCGTATTCCTCGGTAGCATTAGAAGCTGCTGCTACATATCCTCCAAATACTAAACCCGCTGTTTGTGTTCCACAACCACCTACATCTCTTCTAGCGGTATTTACTGGGTTTCCATTTGACCAAGTTGAACCATCATATTCTTCTGATGAACTTAAATTACTTGTTCCATCAAAACCTGTAGCAGCCAATCCAGCTGTTTGTGTTCCTCCCGCTCCTGGAAGATTTCTTGATGTATTTAAATTTCCACCATTTGACCATCCAGAACCATTATATTCTTCCGTTACATTAGTATAAACCGTGCTATAACCACCAAATATTAAACCAGCTGTTTGTAAACCAGTTCCACCTGATTGAGTTCTAGCTGTAATCACAGGAGATGCCGCTGACCAAGCAGCAGAAGTCACTACCGATCTAAATGCACCTGTAGTCGAGTTATACCAAACTTGGCCTTCCGCCTCGTTAACAGGATCTGTGTCCAAAAATTTTACTGCTTTTCCAAATAGTTCTTTGTATGTTGTCATAATATTATGTTGTTGTGTCTAGTATTAATGTTCCTATTGTTTCTGAAAATTCTTCGGTTAGATTTGAAATTCCAGGAACAGTACCAGCAAAAGCTAGGCCTGCTGCTTGAGTTCCTGCTCCTGCTAAACCAGCTCTTGCAGTTCCCATTGATTGTTCTGTAGACCAATTTGTTCCATCCCACGATTCTGTAGCTGCTGTAGAAGCAGGACTATTTCCACCAAAAGCTAAAGCTAAAGCTTGAGTTCCTGCTCCTGCTAAAGCATATCTAGCTGTATTTAATGAATTTAAGGTTGTCCAAGCAGTTCCATTCCAAGATTCTGTAGCTCCTGAAACAACAGTAGGTGGACTAGATGTATATCCTCCAAAAACTAGTACAGCTGTATTAACAGTACCTGCACCTCTAAGGCCTACCCTGCCTGTATTTAAAGAAGTAACACTTGTCCAAGAGGTACCATTAAAAGCTTCAACATCTGATTTTACACCAGGGGATCCTCCAAAAGCGAGAGCTGAAGTTTGAGAACCAGCCCCTCCTACATTGAATCTTCCTGTGTTTAATGCGCCGCTTGCAGTCCAAGAAGAACCATCCCATTTTTCAGTATTTGTTTGAGCTGGAAAACCTCCAAAAACAACTCCAGCAGTTTGTGTTCCTGCACCAGATATTCCTCTATTAGCAGTATTCATGCTTGCAACATTTGTCCAACTCGAACCGTCATAGGATTCTGTACTAGCAACTGCAACTGTAGTTTCACCGCCTGCGGCTATTGCTGCTGTTTGAAGACCAAACCCTGCTAGTCCTTCTCTAGCGGTATTTACATTACCACCACTTGACCAAGCTCCAGGAAGTAAAGCCTGACCCTTTAAAACTCCTATAGTAGAGTTATACCAAATCTGTCCTTCTAATGGGTTTGCTGGATCACTGCTTAGTGTTCTTATGAGTTGACCACTTATTTCTTTATAGGTTGTCATTCAACCTCCTTAA